AAATATACAACATAAAACAAGGTAAATTTAAGCACTATAATCCATTAAATGTTTAACAATATTATAATAAAGATATGAAAACAGTTGGTTATGTGTTTAGATTATTAATTAATGTTAATAAGATTACTCATACAGTTCAGAATGTTATTGATAAAAAGGGTGATATTTTTCCTGCTTTAATTCCTTTTAGTAAGCCTACCTGTTTATATGGCATGGAAACATTAAAAAGCGAAGGAACAATATTTGTTGTAGAGGGTGAAAAAACCGTAGATGCTTTTAAAAGCATAGTTCCAACTGCACAAGTAATAAGTTGGGCAATGGGAACAAAAAGCGTAAGGTATGCTGATTTTAACTGTTTACCTAAAAATAGAAAGTATATATTAATTCCAGATGCTGACTACAAGAATATACACGGAACGCTTACTCCAAAGCCATTTAACGAGCAATTAGGCCATATCGCCATGCAAGAGGTGGCAACAAGGCTTCCAGAGCCTTTAAAGGTTCGTATATTGAACACAAGCGAAATGGGGGCTATTAAATCTGGTTGGGATATAGCAGATAGTAATTTTACAAAAGAAGAATTAAAAGATTGGTTGCTAAAAACATGGAAGAACTAGAAATTAGAGTTAAAGAGAAAAACAATAAAATAGAATATGATGATACTTTTTTCCAATGTTTAGGGTTCTATGGAAAGGGTTACTATTTTTATCATAAGCCAACTGGTCAAGTATGGAATTTTACAGCTAGAGAGATGCTTGGCAAAAGTAATTTGATGATGATAGCACCATTATTTTGGTGGGAAAACGCCTTTCCTAAAAAAACATCTAATACAACAGATTGGGACGTGGCACTTGACTGTATTTTAAGAATACAAGAAAAAGTTGGTATTTTTGATATAGATTGTGTTCGTGGTCGTGGGGCTTGGATTGATAACGGAAGACCTGTTTTACATTTAGGCAATAAATTAATTTTTGATGGAAAAAAGGTTAGTCCAGAAGAAGTTGAAACTGATTATATTTACAGAAAAGGTGCAAGCCTATCAGTTGATTATGGCACAGTTTTGCCAACAGAAGAATCAAGAAAACTAGTTTACACCTGTAAAATGGCACGTTGGGAAAAAGAGTCGTATGGTGACTTATTAGCAGGGTGGTTGTTTTCTAGCTTAGTATGTGGTGTTATGCCATTCAGGTCGCATGTATATTTAACTGGTGAATCAGGTTCAGGTAAATCTTGGGTTATGGATAATATAATTGCTATAGTAATGGGTAAAATGCCATTAATGTGTAGTTCTAAGACATCTGAAGCAGGTATTCGTAAAATGCTTAAAAACGATGTTAGACCTGTTATATTTAATGAAACAGAGGCAGCAGGTCAAGCTGATAAGAAAAGGCTACAAGGTGTATTTGATTTGGCAAGGGCTGCATCTGATGAACATGCTGCACCAATTCTAAAGGGTTCTGGTGATGGAGAAAGTTTTATTTGTAGAAGTTCGTTTTTATTCGCCTCTATAAATAAATCCATATCACAATATGCTGATGAAAATAGAACAATATTTTTAGAGTTGTCAGGCTCTCCTAAAAATGCAACACAAGAAGAAAGAAATACTGATAATAATAATTTTAAAGAACTTGAAAAAGCGTGTATTGAATTATTCACCAAAGAATTTGTTGGTAGCTTATTAACTAGGGCTGTAAAACTTATACCTGTAATGCGTAGAAACCATGAAATATTCTCTGATATTGGAGCAAAGTTAACTGGTTCAAGGCGTACAGGTGCATCTATGGCTATGCCTTTATGTGGATTGTATGGGTTAATGAGTGAAGAAATAATTACAGAAGAAAAGGCAATAGCTTTTATTAAGAAATATGCAGCGGAAACTAATAAGGATGAAGTCGTGGATAGTCAAGAACAACAATGCTTAGATAAACTATTATTTACTGAAATAACCTGCGAAGACAAACATGGGTTTAGAAACAATGTGCAAGTAGCAGAGGTTATATCAATACTTAAAGATAATAGAAATATAGATGGCTGGGATACTGTTAAACTTGCTCAAACAATGAAATCAAGAGGTTTGATGATTAAAGATGAATATGTGTGGCTTGCAGGTAAAAATGAAGCTATGCCTTCAAAATGCTATTCTGATACAGAATTTTCAAGTAGTTGGAAAGAGGCAATTAAGAGAATAGATGGTGTTGAGTCGTTTAGAACCACCCATTTTTGTTCAACATTAAAAACTACAGGTATAAAAGTACCGCTTGAATTGATATTTAATAAAGGAGAAGTGAGTGAGTGAAATTTGTACTCGTTGTAATCGCAATCATGGGTGTTTTGGTTTTACATTCCCTTATATCAAAATTGGTAGAAAAGTATTTCTTTGCCACCCATGTTACAAAAAGTGTAAAGAAAAGTCATGTGGACATAATAGTATGATTAAAGAGTTGTTAAACAAACTATGGGAATACAGACAAACATAAGACACTTAATGTATCATATAACGACCCTTAAACGCCTTTATGCACTATATATGAACCATTAAGCTATTTTTATGTGTATAGAGTTTAGTCTAAAACTTATGCAATTAACCGTGTAAATGTAAAGTGTGATATTAGATTAGTCAGGATATACCCTGCAATATATAAATGCAAAAAATACCTTAGAGTATATATTAACAATAAAAAAAAGGAGCAGTTGCAACCACTCCTTCTTGTTCCTAATCATGATTGCTGTTAATTCATCTTTAACTACCATTACAAAGATAGCCTTTGATTAGCAACCCACTTAAGGGAATCTATTTAGATAATTCACTAAGTAATCTATAGCCCTCTAATGCCCAAATTTTATTACGAGCATTTTCTCGTGCAATTTTACGCCCAATTTCTTGGTCAAAGTTTTCAGAACTTGCACAGGCAGATTCACCAACTACTTTAAAACCATTTTTAAGAGATAATGCACAAACAGTTAAAGTTGTATCTGGAAAAACATAATATGCCTCATTAACAATAGTTGCATCAATTAATTCTGGTGTGATTCTAGGAGCAGTTAAGCCTTTTTCTACAATTTCATTTTCAATTTTAGTTTCGTTATTCATCATTCTATCTTTCTATCTAAGTTTAAATTTATATTTATAATACAACTTCACAATATGAAATGCAAAGTTATTTACTGTTGTTATTTTTATATTTCTCATGTGTACAACTATCCATACTTGTAAAATCTGCCATAGCTATTGGTAAGTCATACTTGTTATTTTCCTTATCAGCTTCACTTAACCGCCTGTAACAATCCTCTGTACAAAACTGGCTGTTGTTGCAAAATGTTTTATCTTTATATGTTATCATTATTGTTTCTCCTTATAATCAATCATATCACTAACAGCTTTTTTAAATGATGCCAAATTATCTTTAAACATATGGCTTCGTTTACCCATAGTGATTTTACCACCAGTTGTAGGCATATCCCATAAATAATAACCAATTAAATTCTCAAAGCCTGTGTACCTCTCTAAAATTGTATCAAATACCTCTACAATGCTATCCATTAAATGACCGTCAATAGCTTTAGCATAAGTACCATAATCTTGATGTAAATTCTGCATATCCTCGTTTATTTTGTCATACTTTTTGTATAAATCTTCATACAGCTCTAAAAACTCAAATATTTGTTCTACTTCTTTATTCATTAGTCATCACTCCATATAAACCAACCAACTATTAAACTTATTATAAAATAACTAACCATTTAAAAATCTCCTATTTAAAATTTAACACTAACGCCAAATACAATAGTAACTGGTAAATCTGTTTTACTAGTCTTGACTGCTGGAGTTGTTAGTTTTGAATATAAGCCTGTTTTATTATGTTTAATCTTACCATAAATAGCAGGAACAGCACCTTCATAATAAGAAGTTTCTGTATAACCAATTCCACCACCCATTCCTACTGTATATTTATCATAACACCAATTATATTCACCTGTTACCATAGCAAGTTTCATAGGTTTATTAAAACTTTCACGACCAATTGCAATTGAACCACCATAGCCAAACTTGCAACTATTTGAGAGGTATTCTAAGCCTCTAATTCTGTTATTCCAGTTATAACCACCTTGTTTAGCATACTTAGTTGTTAGATGTGTAGTAAACCCACTAAACAGCACTCCAACTTCTCCTGCATAAGCATTACCATTTAGCATTGTTGCTAGTATTATTGTTTTAATCATTTTGTATTTCTCCATATATATAATAATTCATTACTCATCTTGTTTTACCTCTTCATAAGTTTCGTTAAATATATCTAATCTACATGGGTATATTTCACCCTTAATTCCTTTAATGATATAATCACCAACATTAGCTTTCATGCTACCCTCTAAAGTTCCTATAATTAAACAACCTTTATCTAAAGATATTCCTCTATCAGTACCACTAGCTAAAGCCAATATCTCTTGTGAGTTTTGACCATTCCATTGCAATGCTTCAATAACAACTGGTTTCTTCTTGTATTTCATCTTGTTTACTTTCTGTTATACGTTTAGTTGCAATATCAAAGTATTCTTTGTCTAATTCAATACCTATAAAATCTCTGTTTAAATTATTACAAGCGACTCCAGTTGTGCCAGAACCCATAGTAAAATCTAAGACTGTATCACCAATATTACTAGAATTTTCAATCAAAACTTCCAATAAATCAATAGGTTTTTCTGTAGGGTGCAATTTATTTTTAACATTTTTAAAGTTAAGGACAGAACGAGTACCACAATTATTTATTTTCTTAGCTTTACCCTTTCTAAAAAATATAATGTACTCGTGGCTATCCATGTAATACATGTTAGTTATACAATTGTCTTTTGCCCAAACTAATGTTTTAAATATATTAAACCCTGCTTTAGAAACCTCAATAAGCATTTTGCTTAGGTTTTTATTATTAGTAAATAAGTATCCATGTGAACCTTCTTTTAAAATCTTATGCAGATATTTTAAATAATCACTTTCTTTTAAATTGTTATGTTTGAATATTTTACCATCTTTTGATAGTTTTGTTTTTAACATACCACCTGTACCCCCAGAGCAACCCCTTGAGGTAACTAAGTATGGAGGGTCTGTTAAAACCATATCAATACTATTGCTAGGTATTTTTTGCATTGCCTCTAAGCAATCTCCGTGTATTAATTTCATATCTACGCCTTTTCTTGAACTTGTTTAAAGTCAAAACTTATATCATTATCTAACATGTATTGAGTTAGTTTATCATATTCATCTGCCTTAGCTTGCAATGCTTCGTGGTTGTTTACACACTTTATAACCTCTATTACATAGTCGTTCTTCTCGTTAGAGTCTACGTGAGTTAATATAGGTTTGTTGTTACTATTAAATATGGTGTTATCGTCACATATCCAAGGAGTTTCTTTATGTTTAGTCATTAATCATTCTCCTTTGGTATTCCTAGTTTTTTATCTAGAACTGTAGTTAAAACAATACTTATACAGTAGGCTATAAAAGAAAGAATTATTAATCCTACTGATATTTTTGTAGTTATGTAAGGGTTTTCTATAAAATTTTGGTATAATCTGTACACCAAATAACCTAAAAAACCTATTAGCGATACTGATGAAATTGTTAATGTAATCCTCTCCATTAATGTGTATTTCATATTATTTATTCTCCTTTGGTGGGTAAAGTTTTTCATGCTTACCACAAATTGTACATTCAAAAAGTTTAAATCTACTATCGCTTGTGTGGCAAAATCTCATATTATGTTGGTTTATTCATTTATTCCATCTCCCTCTGTTATTTGTTTTATTGTAAGAATAACTCCATCAATATTGACTATATGTTTCAAATCATCTAGTAAACAGCTCTTAAATTGACTGCTAAGACACCCTGTAGTTCCATCTGGATAAAGCCACGTTGCTACAAACCAAGTTCTTGGCTCTTTGTATTTTTCTATTAGGTCATAAGGGTGTGGGTCTTTTTCATCAATAAAATTACCCTCTGTATACCAACTCATCTTATTACCTTTAGCTTCACCAATTAAAATATTATTTTCTTTAAATCCTATAACCCAGTATTTCTCACCATTACGCATTTTGTAGTATCCACTACCCTCAAAAACAAACTTACTCATTGCTTTGTTGCCTTTCTTATTATTTGCTGTACTTGTAAACTTAAACCATCTGCAACTTTAATAGCATGCTCAACTGGTATTGCTAAAAATATAAAATCTCCGCTTGTTGTTTCAATTGATAACGAAACATTATAATCTTTTATTGCTTCGTTGTAGCACATACCTACTTGACAACCTTTGAATTGTGCTAGGTTATCCATGTTTCCTATATCTTTACTCATTATCACTCCTTAGTTTTTTAATTGCTATTGCACATTCTAAATGGTCATCACTTGCGAAGCCACCTTGCATATCACTACAGATTTTTAAGCATTTATCAATAGTTTCATTCCGTACTTGTTCTAACAAATCAACTATAGATAACTCAAAACCATAATGACATTCAGCATCTTTTCCGTATATTTTCAGTATTAATTCTTTTGCCAATTCTTCACTTCTACTCATGACTTGCCTCCTCCATAAATGATTTTAATAACTTTACACTGTTATCTGGACGCTTTCCTGTTTTACAATATATTAATAGTAATTTTATTTTAGCAGCCATAGCAGAAGCCCAAGCAGAATCAGCAGCACAAGAAGAAGCATCAAAATCTCTAGCAGAAGCCCAAGCAGAAGCACTAGCAGAAGCACTAGCAGCAGCACAAGAAGAAGCACAAGAAGCATCAAAATCTTTAGCAGAAGCCCAAGCAGAAGCACTAGCAGAAGCACAAGAAGAAACACAAGAAGAATCAGAATCTCTAGCAGAAGCACTAGCAGAAGCACTAGCAGAAGACAATTCTGCATTGGTTGTTAATCCATTAGCATAATTTCTAGCTACTACCAATGCACTAATACTTCTTTCATCTTCCATTAAATGCTCTACCTGTTTAGCACAATCAACAGCAAAATGTCGCCATAGCAGATAATACTTATCGTCTACAACTCTTAAAGCCCATAGTGTATCCTCATAATCATTACTATTATATATTTGCTCAAAAGTTATAGGTGTATCTTTGCCATATTTTTTAATACCGCCTAAATTTTTTGCTAGTTTTTTATAACTATCTACACAAGCTTCATTTTCTTTTAATTGTCTAAATGTTGTTGTGATTATATGTTTCATGACTGCACACTTTCTATATAATTTCTGAAGTCATTCCTTATATCATCTGTTTCTGTAATAACCATTTCAAGCTGTGTGCCTAAATCATTATTCATAACAACCAGTTTTTCAATATAATCATTTAATATGAAATATGCTAAACCTGCTAGTAATAATATAAACACTATGAAACTAGCTAATACGCTTTCTAAATCACTCATTATTTTATCTCCTTGAATTTACCTTTATCATCTAAACCATAAAAAACATTTTCTTTTAGTCCTCTGCAACCAATTTTACCAGTTACTACTTTTATAGGCTTATTGTTTTTGAAAAATGTTAAAGCAATAAGCGTGCCTTTAACTCCTTTTACTTTGGAGTTTTCACCACAAGATACTGCTACTCCGTATTTACCGTTTATTGCCTGCTGGTTAGAGTTACCTGATGATGCCTGCTTACTATAGCTACCTGATGATGCCTGCTGGCTATAGTTACCTGATGATGCCTGCTGGTTAGAGTTACCTGATGATGCCTGCTGGTTAGAGCTACCTGATGATGCCTGCTTACTATAGTTACCTGATGATGCCTGCTTACTATAGCCAGCTGATGATGCCTGCTGGCTATAGTTACCTGATGATGCCTGCTGGCTAAAGTCACCTGATGATGCCTGCTGGCTAAAGTCACCTGATGATGCCTGCTGGTTAGAGTCACCTGATGATGCCTGCTGGTTAGAGTCACCTGATGATGCCTGCTGGCTAAAGTCACCTGATGATGCCTGCTGGTTAGAGTTATCATTTATATCTAATATATCTAGCATATAACCACATGTTTTATTAATAAAAGTACCTAGTTCAAGCTTGGCTTCAATTTTAATATAACCAAATGATATTTTGTTATCTTTTTCAACTTCTTTGCCAACGCTAACTTCTGCAAACTCAATCAAATTACAATTACTATCTAACAAATCATAGTAACATAAAACATCTAATGGGTTGTAACAGGCATGAAATCCACTTTCACAATTAACAACTTTACCTTTATGTTTATATTCTTTACCAACTTCATATTTAAACCCTCTACATGTTAAATCTTTATTAAATGCTTTATATGCCTTTTTTGTTTTCATTATTTTATCTCCTCAAAACGATACTCATAAATAGGAAAATCACTTTTTTCCCAGCGAGTTGTCATTTTACCAGCAGAGTCCCTAATTTTTTTCTGTGTTAAAGAATAATTGCCCTCTTTATACATTTTATAGCAATAATTAGCTTTTTCGTTTAATTCTTTGTTGTATTTTCTATCAACTGGTAAGTATCCTGTATGATATATTTTAATCATGTTATTTAATTCCTTTTAATTTAAACTAAGTATGGTAGACAATTAAACTATTGTAAACCTTTATTTTTCTTTTAGTAATAAGTGTGTGACTTTATAGCCACTCTCCTTAAGCTCTTTCCACGTTGGCTTGATTGTTACATCTCTATACCAACCTTTATCATGTATATTTGTACGTTTACTGTTTAAATTTATAGCCCTTTCTATTGCTTCATGCTTTGTGTTTGAAATAGTGTTTTCTATTACTGTTCCATTTATGCTTATTGCGTATCTGTTAGCTGTGTATTTCATTATTTATCCTTTACCTTGTTAAGTGCTTTTAGCCATTATTTATCCTTATACGCCCCATAAGGTCTTCTAGTTTTTTCACGTATTTAATTGATGTTTACAATGCCTCTGTAAGTGTGGTTATCTTGCTTTCTAGTTCGTTAATTTCTTCTTCATATATCTCAAATTGCATTGTTGGATTACACCACATGCAGCCATCTCCTACCATTTTTTGTGCAAAGGTACATTTACATTCTGTTATATGTTTCATATTACCTCACCATATCTATTTTAATATCACATTCAACACTTTCACCAAATATTTCAAATAAATATTCATCTGCTTCCTCTTGATATTTTTCAGCTAAATATTCAATGTCATCACTACAACTATCAATTGTAAAATCTTTTAATATTTTTATTGTAATTTCACCATGTATATTAAATCTCATTTTAATTCACCTCACTTGCTACTAAATTTTCTGTCAATAATGCTATTTGTTTTAATTGTATTATAGCCTCATCTAATTGTTCCTCAATACTCTTTATTTCAACTGCTACAGTATCAGGATTCAATGCTAACCTATCAAACAAGGCTATTGTTTCATTTAAATGCTCTGCCCTTAGTCTTAGTTCAGTTGTTTGTAGTAAAAGCTCTAATTCGTTCATTATACAATATCCCTATTAAGTTCAGTTAATAATCTAAGTGTATTTTTACTTGCCTTTTTAATTATTTGTTTTTTAATAATTGCTAACAAAGCTAGTTGCATTGATATAGTACTATCTTTTGAATATCTAGCAATATAATAACGCCCACACATCCAGCCATGTTTTGATATTTTATAAACATTATTTTCAGTTACGCCTAAAAATTCAGCTGTTTCTTTTGTGCCTATTTTTTGCTTTACAATGCTCCCATGTATTCCATATATAATTATTTCCATTTTAAAATCTCCTTTATTATTGTTAATGTCATTCCATTGCCAATGCATGACAAGCTTTTATTTAAACTAAAACCAGTTTGTAAAGTAGTATATCCAACTGGTAAAGTTTGTAATTTCTCAACTTCTTGTAATGTTAAGTTTCTATATTTTCCCTCTCTATTAGTTATTTTGATTTTAGTTGCAGCCCTTGCAGCAGGTAAACAGCTAAATCTACTATGAATATAATAAGCCCTATCCTGTTGCGAATTATAACCTTTCCCGCTAACGTCAAATTGAATATAATTTTTAGTTTCCTTGTAATTATACTGCTTATAACATTCTGTATATGGCAGTTTTTTATCAATTATATCAATAATACGTAAATATTTATTATTAATTGGTTGCATATCCCAGTTAAACCAATAAAACCTGTCTCTATTTTGTGCAGAAACCAAGTTGCTATTTATTCTAACTGGTTGCACCCCTAGCAATTCACTTATAATATTATGATATTTCGTTTTAGTATTTACATTCTCAAGTAAAAATTTTATTTCAGGGTTTATTTTTCTAACATAATTTAAGATATCAACAAAACTATAAAATAAACTTGATTTTTCACCGCTTAATCCAGTAGCATTATTATTAGCAATACTTAAATCTTGGCAAGGCGTTCCAGCAATAATTAAATCTATTTCATGCCAAGGTATATCCCACTCACGCCAATTTTTTATATCACCTACCTGTATAATGTTATTATGGTTTTTTTCTGCTATTGCTATTGCATAACTATCTATTTCGCTTGCATAGTATTTGCCTTGTGGTATTGCAACCCTAGCCGTTGCTATGCCATCGCATAAACTTAGTGTAGCCATGTTATTTATTTCTCCTCTATTGGATAAGATTCAGGCGTGCTAAAACCATTTTTATACCATTTTAATAATAAAGCCCCCTGTTTGTTAGCTAACTGTAAATTGCTAGCTATTTGTGAATCTATTACTTCATTATCCATTGTTATTATTATTTCATATTTTTCATTAAACTCTTCTATTTGTAAATTATATTTCATTTTTAATTAACTCCTTTTAGGCATTACAAGTGCTTTGCCGTATTTATTGGTTATTTCAATGGCACTATTTGAGTTAATGTATAAAAATTCTATTTCATCATTACTTAAATTAGCAAAATCTATATAAGTTTTATCTAATGCAACAAATCCTTCTTTAAAATAAACTGGTACAGATTTATTGCCATATACACTTTTATGTTCAATTATTGTAAAATCATTTTTAAGTGACTGTTTATATTTTGTTGCTTTACTAACATCAATAAATAAACGCTCATAATCTGGGAACGTGCCAATATCATTACCAATACTATTCATATTTGCATCATAAAAATACCCTTTTTTAAGTTCATAGTCATTTTTAGCAACATGTAATCTATGCCCATCTGTTGCTACAATGTCGTCACCAGTGCAATAAACATATTTTAGATATTGCCTTGCATCTTTCTTACAAACAGCTTTTGATACCCATTGAAAGCTATTTTTAGGCTTTGCAGGTAATCGCGGCATAAATTTCTTATATAATGGTGCTATGGTCTTTATAGCATCTACATCACCGCCTAGTTTTTCAACCAGTTCAGGCAATAATTCCATAATTGCAGCACCGTTCATGCTATTCATTTTATTAGCTTGTGTTGCTAATTTATTTATAGTTTGCCTTGACTTTTCGTATGTATTCATTTTGTTTATTTCCTTTTTGTTTATATTCCAAGCGTCATAATATAGCTTATTGCTAATATGATGCTTATTATTGTTATGTATAGTTTCATGTTAAAAATATACTTTCACTTTGCTAACCGCTCTTTTAAGTTCGTTTGGCTCGCTGTATTTGTCTTTTGCCTCTTCTTTTGCGGTACTGGCGTACCAATCACCATAATTTATGCTAAGAGTAGCATTATATTTAATTGGCTCTTTGACAAAACCTTTTACAATTAAAAATGCTATAATGTTAACATCATTAGAAAATGTTAAGTCTTTTAATTTTCTAATGGCTTCATTTACTATATGCCCTGTAATATCTTTTAAAACTTCTAACTGATAGTATTCAGAGTCGCTATAACAGTTTGTAGATATGGTTATATTTTCACCTTTTTTTGCTATTGTGTGGCTTGTGTTTTGTGTTATATCAATCATTTTATTCAGTTCCTTTTTATTAAAAATTATAATCAAAAACAAAACAATCTAATTCACTACATATTACCAATGTTTCTTCTTGTATTGCTTCCATGATTTCTTTTAAATTCTCATTATCTGTTAAATATCCATAATCATTTATAAATGCTTCTATATCGCTTTTATCTGTTAAATCAAATTCAACATAGCTAATATCTATGTCTAATGGGTAAAATTCAACTGGCTGCTCTAATTCATTATAAAAGTCTATAATTGCTTCACATGCTTTGAATGAAAAGTTATCTCTATCAATACGCTTCATAGCTTGTTTTAGTTCTGTTGCGTCTATTGTGCTTATTAATGCCATTTTATTTAGTTCCTTTTTTGTATGCTTATTTAATATATTATTACAGTAAATCAGTACCAAACACTTGTCAACACTTTTTTTATTTATTTTTGCCTATTCAATGATATCAATGGGTTAGCAAAAAAAAGGTAACAGTGGGGTATTTTGTGCTAAATATTGACACCTTCCGCACTCAGTATGGATAAATAGCACTTTTGAGGCTAAAAAGGTATTTTTGAGTCTGAGATATTGACACCTTTACTACTCATGCTAGTTTTTTTGCCTATCTTGTACACCTTATCTGAAGTATACAATGACCAGTTTCTGCGGAAGGTGTCAATATTGGTATTTTTGGGAAAATTGGTATGTATATATAAAAGACTCTTCTTAGTTGTATACAAGAAATTCTCCACGAGGCTATATATATATATATTGTTACTTTTTAAAGAAATATATATATATATAGGGGTATTTTGTTCAAAAAAGCTAGGGTTTCTGCGGATGGTGTCAATATTTCAAAAAAGGTATTTTTTCCAAACAGGGGTGTTACTTTTGGCGGATTTCTGCCGTTTTGAAAGTCACCATTTGTAACCCATTGGTTTTATTAATGTTTTTATATTGGCTGTATATGGGCCTTGTGTTGCCTTATGTTTCTGTGGGCTATATTGTGTTATCTGTATGGCTTATTGTTGCTTATTTTGGTTGTTAGGGGGGTATAAAGGCAATATACACAACGCGCGCGACTTTAAAACCACAAATACTGTTAGCAAAACAAAGACCATAGAGAATACTCAAGTATTAAAAAAGCACAAAAAAAATGACTCATAAAATTAATTACAAGTCAAGTATTAATTTACAATTATAAAATAGCGGCACTTTATCATCGTTAAATTTTGATATTGCAAGTTGCGTATATACAACAATATTTAAACTGGCATCGTTAGATTGAATATAGGTCTTGCCATCGGTACAACTTGCGGTTGCTTTTGCGTTTAAAATACCATTTAAGGTATAAATTTTGCATTTCTTTTCAAATATTTCCATTTTTCTTTTCCTTACATGTAATAAATTATAGTTGGTATTGCAACTTTAAATAGAAAATATAAAAAGAATGCAATTAATAATAGAACACTGGCAACTTGCAACTTGAACTTTAAGATTGACTTTTTGCGATATTCTCTGATTTGTTTTTCTGTGGGGCTGTATACTGGTTTCATTTTCATATCTCCTTTATATTTGTTTAAAATTGTGATTTTAGTATTCTAATTAATTTTTTATTAAGAAACATGTATTCTTGTCTGTGCGATGCATCTCTTATACTTTTCAAACAAGAAACTACTTCTTGGTCATCAAGTGCAACTTCTGGCAAAATATTAAATTGTGATACTATGCTTAAAAATTCGTTATATGTCATATTCATATCTCCTTTATTAATTGTTTATAGCTAATTGTAACACAGTATTACATAATAAACAAACTTTTATTATTTTATTTTCATTATTATTTTAACTGACATATAGCCGTGCAAAATCCTCAAAGCGTCAGTTATTTATATATTAGGCTTTGCTTATGTGACCCCCCCCCATCGGGATTTTCCCGCAGAGCCTCCTAGTGTTTGTGAGAGGTTGGTATGCCCCAATCCCTCACAAAACAAAAAAAAAGCAAACTGGCGATAAACAAGCTAGGTTTTTTGTGGCGGATTAGAAGGCTTAGGATTTAGCATGTAATGTTCAGAGAAGGATAGAGCGTCAATAAGTTGAGCAAAAACAAAGTCTTCTTCTGTAACGAACCAGTTTTTGTTGGTATAGCTCATATTGGCATTTCTAGGTATATTGAAGAGGCACATAGGGTTGACACGTTTTGCAGACGAGCGAATTAGAGTACAAATAGGAAGGTCTGGATTATCAACGAAGTCGCCAATAGGGTCAACTGCTTCAAAGTCAATAGTGACATTTTTATAGCCAACCTTTGTTAGACGGTTGTGTAATTTTCTATTAAACTGTAGGATAGGAACTTGTGATAATTTTTTCATGTTAAATCTTTCGTTGTTTAAAGTTATAATAAAGTACTTGCAAAATTAAATCAAGTAGTTTAGGATATACAAATGAAAAAGAGAAAGATAAGACAGGTTGTAGGTTGTAAGCGGATAACTTATAGACCGAGTGTTAAGACACTTCGCAAGAGGTGTGTAAGAGCAATTGAGAGAGAAGGTTTTACATTGATAGGTCGTAAGGATATAGAATATTACATAAGAGCATTAAAGTTAAAGCTATTTTCAAAGAGCAGGAAAAAGGGTGGAGCAGAGCGTGCTATAATTTACAGGGAGGCACAATTAGATGAATATGATTTTGGATATGGTAAGGTGAGGGCAAAGTCAAGAATGCGTACATTGGGGTTCAATCAAGGTTCATTTGAGAAGAACATAGCCCAGTTAATATATAAGTTGCGTTGTGGGGAGAAGGTAAAGGGATTTGATTTAGTGCCTACCAAGAAGGTAAAGAGTCATCCTGCCTTGATACATGTTATGGATTTAGAAGATGGCATTACATTATGTGTGCAATTAAAGCAAGTTAAGAAATGACAATAGATAAACGTAAGTTTGCTAGTTACATAGCTACTGGATTAAAGCCTATGCAAGCTTACGTTAAGGCTGGTGGTTCAGATACAGAGGGTTGCAAGTCAAATGCAAGTAGGTTGTCACGGAACGAGGTTGTTCGTGGATATGTAAACGAGGAATTGCAGAACAAAGTCCTTAACGGAATGGTTAAGTTGCCAGATTTAACAGAGAAGGCTATAAATAAGCTTGGCGAGTTAATGGATAGTGATGATGAGCGGATATCGCTTAATGCCAGTAAAGTAGTGTTGGATAAGGCTAGGGATTTCTTACCTAGAGAATTAAACGTAAAACATAGTAGAGGTGATAATGAGCAAACGCAAGCAATCGGAAAACTTGAAGACATCGCAAAAAAACTCCTTTCCCAAGCAAATGACGGAGGAGGAGCTGCTTATACTATCATTGAAGGAATTAGAGAAGAGCAATCCAGAAGCGTTGACGCAGATATTTCAGAGCCTGAAGGAAGTGAAGAACATACAGGCGGAGTTATACAAGCCGAACAAGAAACAGAAACTGATACATGATTTAGGTTTAACAGCACGTCAGCGGTTATTTCTAGCAGGAAACAGAACTGGTAAGACATTTTCAGGTTGTATGGAGGTAAGTTATCACCTAACAGGTATATATCCAAGTTGGTGGAAGGGCAGGAGGTTTGATGAGCCTACAGATTGTTGGGCTGCATCTGACACTGCACAATCAACAAGGGATATTCTGCAAAACACATACATGGGTGGATTAAAAGCTTGCGATTATGGAACTGGAACAATCCCAAAGGATAAAATAGAAGATGTTGTCATGGCTCGTGGTATAGGTGACAGCATTGATAATATTAGGGCTAGACATGTAAGCGGAGGGGTTTCAACCTTAGGTTTTAAGTCTTATGACCAAGGAAGGCATAAGTTTCAAGGTACGTCACGTCACATTATTCACTTAGATGAAGAGCCTGAATTTGGTATTTACGAGGAGTGTATTCTTCGTACAGCTACAACCAGAGGTTTAGTGTTACTAACAATGACTCCATTGATTGGATTAACAGAAATGGTTGAGTGGTTTTGGAATTCTGACGTTGATGAAGGTGTGGTTACTAATGGAAGAACAATGGTTCAGGCTTCTTGGGACGACACAGACCACTTAAGTCAGGTTGAAAAAGACGAATTACGTGCTTCATTACCTGCTCATGCATTAGAAGCAAGAGAAAAAGGTATTCCTTCAATAGGAGAGGGAATGGTTTATCCTATAGCAGAAAGTGAGATAGTCTGCGATAGATTTGAGATACCACAGTGGTATAAGCAGTTTTATTCACTTGATTTTGGTTGGAGCCCTGACCCAACTTGTAGTTTGTTCTTTGCTTATGACCCAGAAACTGATATGCTATATATTACCAAGGAATACTCACAGAACGAGGCAACACCAAAGCACCATGCTTCAAACATGTATAGACTAGGTGCAGATTGGATGAAAGGCGTAGCTGACCCATACGGTGGTAAAGCAAGAGGTCAAGCAGACGGTGAAACATTAATACAGAAATATAATGCATGTGGATTGAAGCTTGATTCGGCTGATAGAGGATTTAAGTTGAATGGAATTATAGATGTGTTAGAATTAATGCGTGCTGGTAGATTGAAGGTATTTGGAGATTTAGAGGGTTTTTGGCGTGAATTTAGGAAATATTCATACGATAAGAACGGAAAACCTAGAGATAAAGATGACCACTTTATGGATTGTCTTAGATACGGAGTAGTAAGTGGAATGGACGTTATGACTAGTAAGAAGGAAATAGAGTCACGAGGTTGGGGAAACTTATTTAGAAGCAGAAAAAGACCGAATTGGAGAACAGTTTAAATGGCTAACACAGTATATGACATGTCAAGCAAGAGTTTTGGTGAAGAATATAAGAAATTAACAATTGTAAGCGGTGATATAGCTATTTTTCTATTACCTAAAGATGCAATGCTTACAGTTCAGTTAAATGCTAATACAACATCTGATACATGTGAATTATTTGGCTCGGTAGAAGAATACAAGGTTATTAATGCTTCTTTAAATGTTAGTAACCATGTATTAGAGAAAAGCATAATTGGTAGTAAGATTTTAAGAACTGTTGAACATGGTGCTACATCATACGCTATTAGCGTGACAGCAGGAACTTATGTTGCTAGAATTAGAGTATTAAGAAACGGTGCTATTTACAAGGGGTAATATGTCTAAAAAGATTTTAAATAAGGTTTTAAAGAATTTTAAGAAAGATGTTGACTCTTTTCAGTATACTGAATGGAGAATACAGGCAGCAGAAGACCAAGATTTTTATGACGGAAGGCAAATAAACGCAAAAGACCTTAAAGAGTTAGAAGATAGGGGTCAGCCTTCAATAACTATTAATGAGGTTGCTCCAAAAGTAGACAGCCTTTCAAATCAAGAAATTCAGAACCAAACCAAGATAATTTATAACAGTAGGTCGTTTGATAAAGAATTTGAGGTTTTGGCTGACTCAATGACTACTCTTGCATTAAATGTTCAGAGCAACGCAGATACTGTTTATGAAATTAGCGATGTATTTGTTGACCAGTTAAAAGCAGGTATAGGTTGGTTAGAGGTTGGCTTTGATGAAGGAATGATTACAACAAATCGTGTTCAGCCATTTATGGTTGTGTGGGATACAAATGATGAAACACCACAATTAACTGATAGTGACCACGTTAGCAAGATGAAATGGTTTTCAGTTGATAAGGCTAAGATGTTATTTCCTAAAAAGGCTAACGAGATATCAAAATTGTTTGATAATGATGAAAATGGAAATATACTAGGTGTTGTTGGAAGTCAACAGCCTTCAACTGGTAAATATACATTAAGCGGAAGTGATAGAGAGCCATTCTCATTTTTAGACCAGAAAACTAACAAGATACTTATAATTGAGCAACAATACAAAAAGCCAAGCACTAAGTACAGATATGTAAACGAGGAAGGGCAACAAAAAGAAACATTCAGCCTTGCCTTTGCAAAGAAAAACGTAATTAAAGATAGTGAAATACAAACTATACATACATTTGAGATATGGCGTGCATTTTTCACAGAGAATATTTTGTTTGAGAATTTACCACACGATGTTCAGATAGGTGATTTTACTATTATACCAACAATACATAAGAGAGAAGACAGAACTCATGTACCTTATGGTGTTATTACTAATAGTAAAGACCCACAAATAGAATTAAATAAACGTAGAAGTAAGACTTTACACCTTATGAATACTAAAGGTGTTGTTTACGAAGACGGTGCAGTTGACGACATTGATGTTGTTGCTAGTGAGATATCAAGACCTGATTACATGATTAAGGTAAACAAAGGTAAGGCATTTGATATTCAAGACAACTTAGCACTTGCAGACAGCCAAAATTCGGTTATGTTGCAGTCTAAAGAAGACATAAGCACAACAATGGGTGTGTTTAATGAGAATATAGGACAACAAACTAATGTTACTAGCGGTGTAGGAATACAGAGAAGGCAGTCAGCTTCTATAGGTAACAAAGGATTTGCATTTAATAACTTCAATAGATTTAAAAAGAGATTTGGAGTTGTTTTAGGTCACACAATGCAAACAGTATTTAGTGAACAGTATTTATTACAGGTGTTTGATGAAGCTGGAGAATCAATTATACTTAACAAGCCTTATGAAAAAAATGGTAAGCAGTATTTTGAGAATGATTTATCAACACTATTTTTCGGTGTAACAGTTGCACAGATACCTAATTTTGAAGCAGACCCTGAAGTGTTAGCAGAGAACCTGACTAACATGGCTATGAATGGTCAATTACAGATTGTGCTTCAATCACCTACTTTGGCAAAACGCATGGGATTGAGGGATATTGAAGAAATCCAGCAAGAAATGCAAGATGCAGGAGGTATTCCTTCCCCTGAACAGGCACAGGACGGAACAGAACAACAATAAATGCCTAAAACTAGCCCTCCCCTATTTATATAGGACGGCAATGGAGAAAACGAATGAGTGAAGAAAATGCAGTAGAAGAAAATAGTAATCCCTCCCTTGAAGGTGATGATGTTAGCTTAGAAGATATATTTAATAGCTTTGACAACGATGTTGGAATGACTTCCCACAGAGAAGGCGAACCTAAAGAAGATAAAAAAGAAGTTGACGAAAAACCTAACAAGACGGAAGAAAAAGAAGCTACTAAAGACGAAGAAGAAACTAAAGATGAAGATACTGGCGAAAATAAAGATGAAGACGTAAAAAAAGAAAAAGACGAAGCTGTTGAGCGTTTGGAAAAACGATTAGCGGATACTCGGAAAGCTTTTGAGCGTTCTAATCAAGCAAACCAAAAGGTACTTGAAAAAGTTGCTAATGGTGAAGCGTTGACAGAAGAAGACTTGAAGAGCCTTGCATCAGAAGCACCTGATAGTGCCGATGGTATTGCAAAATTAGTGCAAGAGGTTAATGATGGACTTCCAATTGCGAAAGCTGTTGTTATTCAGATGAGCGGAAAAACTGAAGCAGAAATTGATGCTGATGTTGAAGCGTTTAATGAATTGGCAAATGTTGACACTAAACTTATAGCACAACTTCAGGATACGCCTATTAGTGAGCGAGCAGCCTTTGTAATCAAACGTGGTGGCGAACTTCGTGGTGTTTTTGAAACAGTTAAAGAACATGGTGGTAGCGTAACAGCTGCACTTTCAGATATAGAAGCAGTATCAACACGTAAACTTAATAAAATTAAGGCTGACGTTAGGGTTGAGATTGAAAAAGAGTATAAGGAGAAATACAAAGACTATGTTGTATCTTCTAGGACTTCTACTAAATTCTCAAGTTCTGGTTCTAATGTTGAAAAGCCAAGTTCTAATAGTATAGACTACTCTGGTGTATCAATGAGTGATATATTGGAATAATATTAACTTAAAAGAAAGATAAGAAGATGGCAGTACCAATTACTAGTGCTTCTGATTTGAACGATAAAAAAATTCGTACTCTTGTTGCTAAAGAATATATCAATGGAAATCCTTTCCGTTGGGCAATGGGTAGTTCTGAAAATGACATTATTCAAATGGAAGTCAATTTAGAAAAAGGGGCAGGTGATAAAATCATATTCAACTTACTGAATGCATTTAACCCTGCAAACGTAAAACGTGGTTCAGAGCAACTTGAAGGTAGTGAGCAAGACTTAAAATACAGTACAGATTCTGTTACTGTTGATTATGTTCGTTACGCAGGTAAAGTTGAGCAAGCTAAACTAGTTAGAGCAAGAACACCTCTTGAAGTAGCAGGTTTACTACGACCACAAATCACAGATGCACAAACTCAAATATACAGAGATGATATTATTAAGCAGTTTGCTTCTGGATACTTAGATATAGAAACTACAGCAGGTGCAGGTAGTACGATTGATTCAGGCGATACTTCTCCTGATAGAACTCGTATGTTAGCAGGTGCAACTGATAGTAACTATAGTTCAACACTAAGTACAGCTTTAGGTAATGTTGATTCAACCGCTGATAAACTAAGTTTAGCAATGGTTCGTATAGCACGTCAAAAAGCACTTAATGTTGCTAAGTTCTCTGCTGGTAATACAACAAGAAAGATTCGTCCTTTCCGTGTTGTTGACCAAAATGATGCATTAGTTGAAACATTTGTTATGTGGCTTGACCCTATTTCTGCAACTCACTTATCAGCAGATGCAGAATTTAAAGCGTTACGTGATGACCGCAGAACTAACGGTATTTCTCTACCATACTTTAATGGTGCTAAATTCCTTGGTGAAGCTGAAGGAACAATGTTCTACATAATTGAAGAATTAACCAAAATTGGTCACTTGACCGCTGGTGCAAGTTCTTCTTCAGTAGCAGTAAACCTATTTACAGGTGCACAAGCTATTGGTGTAGGTATTGCTGACTTTGGTGAGTTTGCAGAGCGTGATATGGATTACAAAATGCATATCGGTGTAGCACATACAATTATTCGTGGTATTAAAAGGTTATCCTTTGATAGTGTTGATAATGGTGTTGTGTTCGTATTCGCATCACAAGAACTTTAATAGGAGGATATAAAAATGTATCTAACAGTTGATGGAACTAAAGAGATTGGTGCTGTAAAGCATTTATCTCATGTTGTAACTGCTGCGGAAGCTACCGCTGCTGTTATAGTAATAACAATCAATGATTTGCCTTCAGTAGAAATCTACCAAAGTCAAGTCTTTCGTTCTGGTGTTAAAATTGTAGATGGAAGTACATATACTACTTCTGGAAGCGTTTTAACAATTACAGAAGATGCTACCACACCAACATGGGCATTTACAGCAGGTGATGTTGTAATGCTTGTTGCGGCAGGTCGTAGCGTAGAGTAAAACACAGGGGGGTGTAAAAACTCCCCACCTTATTTAAAGGAGAAGAGATGAACGTACAGCAAATAGTTGATAGAATACTAGAATTTGGATTAGACGAAACAGATGCAGATAATTCTTTAGAAACTCGCATTTTAAATGATGTCAACGAGGTTTACAAACAGGTACAGAACAAACTTGCTCCTATAGCTTTTAATGAATATGGTGTAACAGAAGATGTCACAGTAACAAGTGGCGTAGGAACTGTTACAGACCATTTATATAGCTATACTGTTTTTGATAAGACTAATAAAAGGTTTTTAGATAAAACAACAGTTCTTCATTTAGAAGAAGAAGACCCTGAACTTATAACTACAGGAAGTCCTAATGTTTTCTATATAACAGGTCTTACTACAATAAACACATATCCGATAGCAAGCCAAACATTAAGGTTTAGATATTACCCACTAGTTAATGAATTACTCATTACAGACTTAGAGGGTTCTATAAGAGTTCCTGTTCATTTACACAATGTGTTAGTTGAGGGTGGAAATTATTTAACTTCTTTGCGTGAACAAGGATTCCATGATAGACTAGATAGAGGAGAAAAGCTAAGAAATTGGTTAGACTCACAAGCAATGCTTACAGGATACATACTTAATAAGAGCAATATACCTAAAAGGGTTAAATACCATGACTAAAAGACGTTTCAGAAGGGGTAACTTTAGTATTGTAGATATACCTGCTCCAGTTTCTCTTATGAAGACTTCTGAAACAGGTATTGACATGAGTATTAAGTATGCAGTTGATATTGAGAACTTGCTACCAACAAAGAAACGTAGGCTTAGTAAACGTAGCGGTTTAACAGATATATCATTAACAGGCATAACCACAGGCGAGAAAATCGTTGCAGGAACTTCATTAGGGCTTTCAGACGGCACATTTAAGCTTGTTGTGGCAACTGATGCAGGCAAAATATATACAAGTAACACAGGTTTAACAGCTTGGACTGCTACAAAGACAGGCTTAACAACTACTGGAACATACCGATTCGCATACTTTGATAGTAAATTAGTTATAGTTAATGGTATTGATAACAATATGTACTATGACGGAACTTCAATAGTTGATATAAGTGAATTTGTTGATGACTCATTAGCAGGGGTATTCACAAAGGTTGACGCAGATACATTCACATTTACTGATGGTGCTTCTAGGGGTACTACCGATTACCCAGCAGGAAGAAAAGTAAGGCTATATATGGATAGTTCTGCAACTTATGTTAGTGCAGTTGTTTTGTCTTCAACAGGAACTACAGGTGGAACTATAACGGTTAATTTAACAACAAGTGCAATAACAGGCACAGTTATAGATGCAGTATGGTATGAAGATAAACCGCCTCCATTTAGCTTTATTTACGCTGCACATAATAGATTATATGCACTATCAGGTGGGGAATTAAAAGCAAGAACTTACAGAAACCTTGATACATCTAGTAATTTAACAGTGTTTTACACAGATAGCACAAACAATGTTAATGGTTGGTTTAATCAGACAACGCAAGAAGTTGCTTTTATAAACATGGAAAACAAGCATGTAGAAAACGATGAATTTGTAGGTATATCCTTATTTCAGAGCAAGTTAGTATTCTTTGGAAGAAACAATACACAAGTATGGAGCGGTACTAATCCGACAGGTGGTTCAGACCCATTAGTATGGACTAGGACTTTTAATGTAGGTTGTATAAATGGGAACTTGATACAAGAGGTAGATAATGATATACTGTTTTATACACAGGGAGAAATAAGGTCATTTAGCATAGTAACAGTAACAAACGACCTTGAAAGTAGCCAAGAAAAAGGGTCTAATATAGCTGAAAGAGTTAGTAATCAGGTTAAAAAGTTAATATCTACTGATACTCTTTATAAAACAGCGAGAAGTTTTTTATATCCTGCAGGGGGGTTTGTTGGGTTTAAATTACCAGAAGAAGTCCATATAAGAATAGAAGAACAGGATTTTGATGGCTGGGTTAGGTTTACACAGTTATTTAAGCAATGCACAGACTATAGCGTTGCACCAAATGGGAAGATGTATATGTTTTTTGAAGAAACAACTTATGTTTATGACGATTTAAACAATGTTGGCTCTGATAATTTAGTTGCAATAAGAACTTCTTGGACAACACCATTTATTCAACCGAAAAAGGGTAGAATATTTGCAGGAAAATATTACCAGTTAATAACAGAATCTGGAGATACAATGCAAGTTAGCGTTACAAGATATAAAGACAATTCAACTTGTAACTCAAAAAAAACAACAGTTATTACCAATCCTGCTAAAAGTGGATATTGGGACGAGATGTTTTGGGACGTGGATTTTTGGGATTGTGCAGATGATGCAGTAATACCAACTCAAGAGGATAAATTTATGTCAGAAACTATAGCTTATAATATAACAACTGAAAACACTTTGGCAGACGTTCATTTTGTTGGATTAAGAATATATGGTAGGGGTGAAAGATAATGAGTACTAAGCAATATAACAGACCAGATACTGCAACACCAGTAGACGGTGAAACAGGTCTAACTAATAGGGATAAATTCCAAGTTAAGTCTGCGACCATACCAAAAATACCAATTTCTTCAGAAGACCATGATAGTGAGTTTAATTACCTTATAGATGCTGTTAATGAACTTTATGATACAGCATTATCTGGAACTGTTCCTGATAATTCTATTACATTAGCTAAGTTATCTCATTTAGGTAATGGTAGTATTTACATTATGAGTGCAACTGGAGTTCCTACTGAATTAACAGTAGGTAGTAGCGGAGATGTTCTTACCATTGCAGGTGGTGCTGCTAGTTGGGCTGCACCTTCAGCAATTCCTACTGGAACATTAGCACCATATGGTGGTACTACTGCTCCTACTGGTTATATATTTGCAGACGGCTCAGTTGTTAGTAGAAGTACATATTCTGCACTGTTTGCAGTATTCAGTACAAACTATGGAGCAGGTGACGGCAGTACTACTTTTGGATTGCCAGATTTACGTGGTATAGTACCTGTTGGTAAAGATAATATGGGTGGAACTTCTGCAAATAACATTACTAGCACACAAGCAGACGTTTTAGGCGGTAATTTTGGTTCAGAGAGTCATACTTTAACAACATCTGAAATTCCTGCACATACTCATACTTATGATAAAACTTCATTAACATATAATGCAGCAGGCGGTGGAACTACAGTTGGTCAGACAATAACAGGTACTGCTTCAGGTTCAACTGGTGGTGGTAGTTCACACAACAACGTACAGCCATCAATATTCTTAAACTATATAATTAAGACATAGGAGTAAAATGGGATTATTTAGAAATTTAACAGACGGAGTTGGTTTAACAAGACGTGAAACACTTGACATTGATGTTGCAGGTGCATTTAATCCTATAGAATTTGTTAATGACATAATGGGAGTATCTGGAAACCGTGAAGAGTTTACCAGACCAGATGGAACAAAAGGCGTTAGATTTGTTGCAAAAGGTGCTACTAAAGAACAACAAGATTTCATTAAATTGCTTACAGATGAAGTTCAAAGCTATATTGGAGATGTTACCGAATTAACAAGAATCGGTGCAGCGATTAATAATGAAGCATTTGACCCTGTTATTAATTCATTGCGAGCAAATAATAAAGATGTAAACGAACGAGCGTTTAGAAACAGAAGTAGACTTGAAGAAGAAACACTTGCTAGGCGTGGAATTGAAGACTCAACTTCTGCGACAGAGGTTCGTCAACAACGTGGTGCTGATATGGTTCAAACAGAGGTTGACCAAGAACGTGAACTAGTATTAATTGCAGAGCAGTTGCGTGACCAACAAATTGCTAGAAGTGGGATAGGTTTAGGAGCGGTATCTGGAGAGCGTGGAACACTATCAAATTCTGCTGAAAACCAAAAAACAGGTAGCATTAATTTTGCAACAGGGCAACAACAATTAAGCTTAGCGGCACAACAGGCAATGCAACAGGACAGAATAGCAGCTAATCAACAGCAAGGTAAGGCGTTTACTGATACTGCATTAAATTTTGCAACAGGAGGCTTTAGTAGTTTGTTAAATTTCGGTCAACAAAACGCAAACCCAACGCAATCTAACGGAAGAACAAAATTCCAAAATATATTAATAGGAGGTTAGTTTACTATCTAATGAAACATTTAAAAGAATCTAAAGTTGACTTAATAGGCTTAGGTGAAAACTCAAAACTTGGAATAGGTAAAACTGAAAATATTAATATTCCTACACAAGCAGAAGCTGTTGCAAGCCAACCTAGTACTAATATGAGTCCGATTGAGGCTGATTTAAGAGAAATGCTTGGTGTAGAACTGGACGGTCTAGGAGATGCTACTACTAAAATAAGCACAGGTTTAAGTCTTGGTAAAAGTGACTCTCTATCTAATAGAGCAAGAGGAATTATGCTAAGAGAAGAAGGTTTAAGCGGATTAGACAAACAAGCCAAGGTAAAGGCTATTTTTGAAATTGCTAAACAGAAGAACGCAGATAGAAAACAAGCTATGTTGGAAAACACAGCCAAAGTAAAGGCTATAAGTGACAGTTTTAAAGAAAGACCACAAGAAATAAATAGTGGTATAGGTCAGGCAATTTCATTTGCTAGGCAGGGTAGACCAGACCAAGCATACAAGATAATTGAAGATGTTGCAAACGCAGCAACTATGAAGGCAGGAATTAAGTACGTTGTTACAGGATTTGACCCAGAGAGCCTAAAAATAGACGGCTTTACTCAAGAAGTTGATGCTAATGGTGAAAAAGTAGGGGAAGCTAAACTTTTACAAAATGAAACAGTGCAAACATTATTCCAAGGTGTAGATATTTCTGATTCATTAGGCAAGGCAGAGGCACTAAGACAAGAAGCTATTAATAAATCTAATGCTGATACAGCTGGAAGAGAGAATATTCTTGGTAGAGATTTAACACAACAAGAGCGTGAGATACAGGCTGGAGTTGCAAAACCTATTACACGTCAGGAAACTGGTGGGGTAGGAGAGTTTGAACTTGAAAAAAGTGCAAAGTCTGCAAGCCAAAAGGAAAACATATCTATAATTCAATCAAGCGAAGACCTGCTTGGTGGTATTGAAAGTATTAAGAGATTTTTAATTGAAAATCCAAATAGTATTGGAGGGGTTGGTAAATTAAGCACAGCCTTTGATGCACTTGTTGAAGGGTATGTAGCACCAATTACTTCAATTGCTAATAATGATTTTGAAAAAGGATTAATTACACCTGAAATTCTTTCTAATATAACAAATACTGGTGCGAGTGCATTATTTACTCTTGAAACTGCTTTGGCATATAATATAGCTAAATCACAAAACCCAGACGGAAAAATATCTAATGCAGACTTTGAAAACGCTAGGTTACAAGTTAATTTAACAGGTGTTCTTGCAACTAATACAGGAGTATTAAGACAGTTGTCAGTTTTAGAATCTATGACAAGGGAAAAATTAAATTTAGCTAGAGGTAGAATTGAGCAACCTATTGGTTCAAATGTATCTAGCCCATTCCTAGAAGCAGTTAAAAAAGCAAGAGAAAAAAAGAAGGGTAGTAAATAATGCCTAAAATGTCATTAAATGATGTATTGGATAATCTTGACGATAATGAGTTAAAACTACTTGAAACAGGCGGTTTTGACTCTCTTTCAAACGAAACTGCACAGGTTTTTGCTGATAACCTTGATGAAGAAGGTATGTCACAACTAGAGGGGTATATTAACTCTGTAAATTCAACAAGAAAACCTCCGTTAGAATCTGGTCTTACACAGAAAATGGTTAACGAGGTTCAGGCTAGTGGTTCTATATCAGGAGATGTTCCTCCAGAGTTTGCTCAAGGTGCTGCATTTAGCAAAATAGGAGAGTCTGTTTTTGGTGACGAGCCTTTATCAAACATATCTGGAGGAGATTTATCATTAGCAGGTCAGGCTATTGCTAGAGAAGGAATAGAAACTGGTGCTAGTGTTGCAGGATTTGGGCTTGGTACTATTTCACCTATTAAGTTTTCTCCAACAGTATTTAGTGGTGCAGCAGAACTAGGTGCAAGGAAAGTAACAAGGGCTTTAGGATTAAGAGGGGAAGCACCATTTATATCTGATTTAGCAGAGGTTGCAGCAGGAGAAGCCTTAGGAATAGGATTTGAAAATTTTTCAAGACTATTAACCCCTTATTTACCTAAAAAGGTTAGTGAGGCTATTAAGACTGGTGAAGGAAGGCTTTATGATGACCCAGAAAGCAGAATCTTAGATGTTATGATTGGCGATAAAAGGATTAAATCTTCTGAATTGGTACGAAAACTAGATAAAGAAGACCAAGTTTTAGTTCCCTCACAACTTACTGGTGGACAACTAGGAAGAGAAGAATCAGAACTACTTGCGGAGAAATCAGCACAATCAGAATTTACAAGGGGAACTTCTTTCTTTAAAAAACTCAATGAAAAAGCATTAAAGAAACGTGGAAACGAAATATTACAAGGAATTAAACCTGTAGAATTTGATAATACTAATTTTTCAAATGCATTTAATAATATAATAAATGATAGGGTTTTACAGATTAATGGATTGATAAAAAAAGATGGGCAACAAATGTCAAGGGCTGTTCTACGCTCTGGTGACAAAGAGGTAATTGATATATCAAGTTTTGAGGGTGGATTTGAAGAATTGGTTAATATATTTAAAAATGGGAAAATAGCGTTCTCAAAAGATGGTGTAGACCAACTACCAATTCTAGGGATAGATAGAAAAGACTTAAACGGTGCTTTTACAGAGATATTAAATTCTATCAGGAAAACTCGTATAAATGATAAAGGTAAAAAGGAAAGCTTTATACCTGAATCTATATCACTTAAAGACTATGATGCATTAACATCAAGAATAGATAAATTAAAGGGTAAGTTTGCAGATAGCTTGGTTACTCAAAGACAGTTGTCAGGCGTTATATCAAGGTTTGAAAAAGAAGTTTTAGACCCTATAGTTTCTGCTAGTGCTAAGAATGACTTCAACGCATCTATGGTTCTAGCAACACGTCAAAAAATTAGGCTTGATATGGAAGAACGCTCAAGGCTTTTAGATACCAAGACTGTTGGATTTGCAGGAAAAAATGAGTTATCTCAACAGAGAAAATCTAAGGGTGGCTCAAAAATAATAAAAAATGCTTTATCAGATGCCGAAAGTTTTAAACAAATAGAAAAAACCTTGGTTGAAATTGGAGATACTAATTTATTACCTGCTATTAGAAATAATTTTGTTGTTGATTTATGGACTAACAAGTCAGTTAAAAATGTTCGTGACTCTAGGCTTGGAAGTGGAGTTGAACTTAATGGTGAAAAGCTAGGTAAATACCTTGCACAACCTGAAAATAGAGAGTTAGTAAAAGCTGTTAAAGGTGAAAAATACCTTGAAAACTTAGACCAAGTGAGTGAATGGTTAAGGATACGTGATAGCGACCCAGTATTGATTGGCAGTCTTCCGTTAGATGCAACTTCTGGTGGTGAAGCTATTGCCACTACACTTGGTAAAAAAATAGTTGCAAAATTAGGTCGTCATTCTTTAAGGGATAAATCTCTTAGTGTGGTTTTACTGAATAACATAGCCAAGCGTTTATTTGGAAGAAAATACTCTGAAACAGAGTTGATATCAAAATTAACAGACCCTAAGTTTTTGGAGAAATTTGATACAGCATTAAATACTGGAATAACAGATGTTTTTGCTTTTGATAGATTTAATGCTATACTTAGAGAGATAGGTGAACCTATCACTAGACAAAGTTGGGAAGCTTTTGTTGATATGGCACAATCAGGTAAACTAGATGTAATTGAAGAAGATTTAATAGACGAAGAAGGAGAACAATAAATGACAACACTAAAAGACGGAAGCTTCTTAGACGGTGGCGGTGGAACTGGAGATGTTGTAGGTGCTTCTTCTTCAACAGATAACGCTATACCACGCTTCAACGGAACTACAGGCAAGGTTATTCAGGGTAGCAATGTAATTATCAGCGATACAGATGTTATGACAGGTGGTAATGCAGGTGGAATGGAAATGTCTAGGTTGGCAGGTTCAACTTTTTCTACAATACAACACTCACAAGATGTATTTCATTCAGCAGGGGTTGTTGCAGGTGGAATGATTACTGATGATACAGATGGAACAATAACAATATCAGCAGGTAACGGATTAATTCGTGCAACTGATAGCGACACAGCAGAGATTATGTTCATTAACTGGTCGTCGGAAGCAGGTGCTAATGTGGCACTTACTGACGGTTCTATGAATTACATATACATTGAATATAATGCAGGAACTCCACAGGCTGTTGCAAGCACAACTAAAAGAACTCAATTTAATACTAACATATTACTTGGTACAGTTCATCGTAATGGAACGACATTACATATTACTGCAAATACTGTGCAACATGTAGGCGACCATGCGTTACAAATGATAAGAAGACTAGCAGACACAAATCCGTTTGCAAGAGTATCGGGTGGAATGATATCTGAAACTGGAACTAGAAATATAGCTGTAACAAGTGGCTCTTGGTGGGAAGGTGTAACTTCATTTACTACGGCTGCATTTGATAGTTCTGGTGCTGATACGTTTATTTACTACTACCAAGACGGTATAGGTGGATTTACTGCGGTAACAGCACAATCTCAAATTGACAACACTCAATATGATGACGGAACAGGAACTTTAGCAACATTATCTAATAATAGATACAATGTTAGTTGGGTGTATATAGGTCAGGACGGAGAAATGTATGTATTGTATGGCTCTTCAAGTGGCTCATTAACAGTTGCACAAGATGAAAAAGCACCTTCTGCATTGCCACCACATTTTGCAGAAAATCATGCTAGGTTGGTTGGTAAGGTTATAACCATTAAATCAGCTTCAACTTTCACTTCAATTGAATCTGCGTTTACTAGTGAGTTTACACCTTCAGTTGCAACTGACCATGGAAGCTTAATTGGATTAGCAGATGATGACCATACACAATATCACAACGATGCAAGGGCTTTGACTTGGTTAGGCACACGTAGTACCTCTGATTTACCTGAAGGAACGAATTTGTACTTTACTGGTGTTGAACGTACTAAGTTGACAGGTATTGAAACAGGTGCAACAGCTGACCAGACAGGTGCAGAGATTAAGACTGCGTATGAATTAGAACTAGATACTAATGCTTACACAGATGCAGAGAAGACTAAGCTAGCAGGAATAGAAGCATTAGCAGACGTTACAGATACAATAAACGTAACAGCTGCAGGTGCTGCGATGACTGCGAACAATCTTTCAGATGTTGCGGTTGCTGCAACAGCACTAACAAATATAGGTGGTATAGGTGCAGCAACTACTGATACTCTAACTAATAAAACATTTGATGCTAATGGGGTTGGTAACAGTTTAAGCAATGTTGATTTAAGTGCAGATGTAACAGGTACAGCACCAGTTGCTAACGGAGGAACAGGTGCTACTACATTAACATCAAAAGGTATATTATTTGGTAATGGTACTACTGCTATAGGTGCTACTGCTGTTGGTACTAGTGGACAGGTTTTAACTAGTAACGGAACAGGTGTTTCACCTACTTTTCAGACTGCGGCTGGTGGTGGTACACTACTAGGTTCTGCATTTACATCAAGCGGTAGCTCTACTTCAGGAACAGGAACTGTACAAATATTAAGTGTGGTTTACACACCAGTTTCTGCAACTTCAACAATATATTTATTAGCTACTGCTATGTGGTATGTTAATAATAATACACATGGGGTTAGCTTTACACAGACTGGTGGCACAGGTACTTTTGCTACAGGCTCTTCAGGGACTGTTTCACAAAACTCTGCCGCTTCTAACATAGGATACGGCATAGGGCGTAATTCACAATTTAGTAACACCTCCACAAACGCTACTACATTTAAGTTTAACGCAACTGGAGGAGGAAGCCGTACCAGTTACGGACCATCTAGTTTAATATTATTGGAGGTTGAATAATGGATAAAGAACAAAAACTAGCAAGGGCTATGAACAGTATACTACCTAAAGGTGGTTGGAGCTACGCACAAGACAAATTGAGTTTTGAGGTTGGGGTAAAAGTACCAACTAAAGCACAGATAGACGCACAAATTGCTAAAGATAAAGCTAATGAACCTATAAAATCACAACTAATAAAACTTGATAACATAATTTCAAGAGATAAGGAAGATTTTGCCAATGATAATCAGCTATCTCTTGATTCTGTTAGTCAGGCTGTTGTTATTAAGAAAATAGCATTACGTGGAAAGATAAAGTAATTATATATATTATTTTAGGTGCTATATGGAGAGTTATTGATGGTAGTAGTTTTGCTCCTAAAATGTGGCATTTAATACCTGTTTTAGCTACTCCTTTAGTGTATATATTTAGTGATGTTTATACTACTTTAGCTTGGATTATAGCCACAATATCACTATTGGACGGTTTTAAGGATTGGACTGACTATGGTTACATGGCTATGAGGTATACAGGGTATGCATCTTTAGTAGTTGCATTAACAGATGTTAGCACATTATATATAATTGCAGGTTTTTTGTCAGGAATGTGTTATCCTATAGGTGCGACATTAAAAAAGAGATTTAAAAATTTTAAATACACAGTAATATGCGAGTTTATTGCAGGTGGTTTAATGTATAGTTTTATTATATTAAAATAAGAAAGGTTTTCAAATGGGTTACGCATGGCGAAGTTTTAGGCTTATTTACTAACCAAGAAAACAGGGATATATCAATATAACTGTACTAAATTGAAACTAATTAAATTTATAAAAGGGTAATAATATGACCACTAAAAAAGATAAGAACGATATGTCACAATTTGAACTCGGAGGATTTTTTGCACGTATTGAAACTGCTATTGATAGCATGAGTACGCAACTAGCACAGGTTATACGTGACCACTCTGCTATTCATAAAGACCATGAAGAGCGTATACGTGCTATTGAAACTGAAGGTGCTAAAAAAAATGACGTTGATGAACTTCGTAAAACTATCTGGAAGATAATAGTATGGATTGCTGCTAGTGGTACTGGCGGAGTTGCGATATTAAAACTAATGGGAGGAATATAATGTCTTTTATTGATATGGCTAATCGCTTTATAAAGAACCATGAAGGTATTTCTTTAAAACCTTATATAGATACTATGGATAAAATGACTATAGGTTATGGGAGAAATTTAGATGATGTTGGTATATCATTGCAAGAAGCAGAGTTTCTTCTTGAAATAGATATACATAGAAGTATTAATGAAATTAAACTTGTAATACCTGACTTTGAAGGGTTGTCAGAAGTACGAAAAGCCGTGCTTATAGACATGATTTTTAATTTAGGAATGACAAAGATTAAAAAGTTTGTTAAAATGATACAAGCAATAGAAGATAAAGACTGGGGTCAAGCTTCGTTTGAGATGTTAGATTCTGATTGGGCGGTTCAAGTAGGTGAGCGTGCAAACTTTTTATCCAGAAAAATGAAAGAGGGTATATAATGAAAAAACTATTAGATTTAATTAAATTGGTAAACACAAAAAAACGTAAAGCTGTTTTATTAGCCGTACTAGCACTGTTAGCAAGTTTGGCTGATTTAACTACAAACACATTTGATGATAGTATAACTAAAAAACTAATTGAACTGGCTACTAGCATTGAAGTGGTTAATGAATAAATGTTTAAATCCTTGCTTGCAATTATATCTAATTTGCTTAGTTATATCAATGTTTCTCGTAGCATTGAGCTTGGTAGGTTACGTGAAAGAGAGCGTGTTAAAACAGAGTTTGAATCAAAAAAGGCGTTAGTTGATGAAATACGTAGGAATAATCCTGATGGTGATGATGTTAAATGGTTGTACCCACCAAAAGATGATGACAAGTAGTGATTATTGCGGATATATATATCCTATATACATATCCAAACCAGCAATAGATAAATTCAATAAGAATGATAATATATTAATACAAAACCATAACGCAAATTATTTTAAATTATGTGAAAAATAGCAGTACCCAATATTAATAATAAAAGGTAAGTGTATGTATTTAACTTGTAGAGTGTGTAAGAGGATAAAACTTACTGAAGAATATGAATACAGAAAAGATACTGGTAAACATAGAACTGAATGCAAGGATTGTCGTGTAACAGTTAATCGTATGAGGCGTAAAGGTGAGCCTAATATAAAAGATACTGGTTTATTCTTTACAGACCCACATATGCCATTCCACCACCCAGATATGATACCGTTTTTATCTTCCGTAGACGATGTTTATAAGCCTAAATGGTTCGTTTGTGGTGGTGATGAATTTGATAATCATTGGGGTAACTTCCACCAGATAGACCCAAGTGTTCCTAATCCTGATGCAGAGCTTGAAATGGCTAGAGATGCTATGGTAGAGCTAGCAGGGCGTTTCCCAAATGTTCAAGCAGTTATATCTAATCATGGAGATTTAGCACTTAGAAAGTGTGTTAAAAATAATTTCCCTAGCCAACTATCACCTACATATCACGAAATAACACAAGCTCCTAATACTTGGACATGGCAAGAGAAGGTGCGTATAGGTGATGTAGTATTTGAACATGGTGATAAAGCTACAAGTGCTAACCCATTTATACATGCAAGCAATGCTAGTTTATTTTTAGGTGAGCCTGTTAAAGTAATGATGGGGCATAATCATTCAAGGTTTGAGCTTATAATGAATAGATTTGGTTATGATAATATATGGGGTGCTTACGGTGGGTGTTTAATAAACTTATCCTTACCTGCATTTAAGTATTGGCGTAGTAAACCAGTAGCATTAGGTTGTGTTGTATTTTTAGATGGTATGCCTAAACATATACCTATGAGATTAGACATTCACGGTAGGTGGACTGGAAATTTATAGAAAGAATAAACAATAAAAGTTTGGAGGTTATATATGAAAAGAGCAACTAGATTATTTTTAGATGTATTAATAGTATGTATGATATTTATAGGTACATATTATGCAAGTAACTTGTTTTATAACGAGGGTTTTGAAATAGGCTTGCAAAGTGGGTTTGAGCAGGGTTATAGTATTGCTATGTTTTTTGCTTGTAGAGAAGTATAATTTTATCAAAATCATCATTTGAATCACATATACCAGATATTCCACCACGTTCCTTTACCATTTTAAGGAAAGAGCGTTGTTCACCTGTTGCTCCATAGCTTCCATTTTTATCCTTTTTAACCTCAATAGCTGTAAAAACTCCTACCTCTTTACCAATCATATCTTTTGTTATTTTAATGGTTGTTATACCAATCTGGTCAGAGCCGCCTTTGATATTCCCCAAACCAAATCTTAAAAACATTATGTTAGTAAGTATTTGCTTACCATTTAGTTTCATAGGCTTACCACGGTAAGCACTCCCAATATTATTTTTAAATAAAAGGCATTTACTTTTTACTGCATGTAATACTAGGTTTTGTTCTACTCTTTTTTCACTAGTCATTTGTACAGCTTTCTATATTAACAAATTCTTCTATTGAATTTACTTTTTTTCCATTAATATCTAATGACTCTTTGCCAAACTTATTCTCAAACACAAACCAGTTCAAAGCTCCAATATGTATTCCAGTTGTTTTTGCTACAACATCAACCATGCTATCAAACTCTTTAAATATTAAATCAAAAAAATCACAATCTGGTTGAACACCCAAAATTCCTCTTGATAAATCAATATAAATAACATCATTTAATCTTTTCACATCTTCAAGCATTGCTATTAGCATTATAGTTTTTTCTTTATTCATCTTCTTTTTCTCCTTCTAGTGTTATATTTATAATAAGCCCAACCTTCTTTGTGACCTCTTGCATCTGCTATTTCTTGGCAACCTTTAAGTGTATCACGTAATTCTATCCCTGTCTTGTTTTTCCACTGTATTTCAGCCCAACCGTTTTTATATTTCATTGTTCCTTCAATTCTAACTAGGTCTGTAAACGATTCAACTGTGCGTATTTCCTTCTTAACAGCCTCTTTGTGTTCTTTTGAGTTAATTAGATATAGTTCACCCTCAACTTCTTTAATATCCTTCCCATTGGCTTTGTACTCGTATTGACAGTACGGACAGCGTATAGACGGTCTATGAGGACTAAAACACTTTGGACAACGCTTTATAGTTATTGAGTCATCTTCTGTTTTAGAGCGTTTCTTTTTCTTTTCTTCATTAAGCGACCATTTCCTTTCTTCATCTGGTAACAAATGTTGTTCATAATTTGAACCGTGGTCTAATATTAATGCATATTTCTTATCTGAAGCTTTAATAGAAGCTAATCTACCCTCCTGTGTGCTTAAATCAAAACCTTTAGCATAAACGGTTCGTAATCCACGACCCCACCATTGAATAACCCTTGAAAGAGAGTTACTAACAGTTAGCAATGAAACAACCTCAATAGCAGGCAAATCAAAACCCTCACCAAATAAATCAACATTGCTAAGTACTAATATTTTACCCTCTTCAAATTCTTTAATGGCGGTATCACGCTCTCTAAGAGGTGTTTTTCCGTCTAAGTGCTTTGCAGGTATTCCTTCTTTGTTATATCTTTCAACTATTTTCATTGATTGCTTTACATTACGTGCAAATATAACATTACGCTTACCCATAGCATGTTTTTTGTAATACTCAATATTGTCACCTACTATGCGTGACTCAAAATTAGCCTTTTCTAGTGACTTCTTAGTGTACTCACCATTTGATATTAATAGTTCGCTGGTATCAATAACACTTGGAGCATAATATTTAAAGTCAACCAAGTAACCTTGCTCAATGAGCCATTTTGTTGTGCAAACTTCAACTATTTTATCAAAGTATTTCCCTAAAGAGCGTCCATCTAAGCGTATTGGAGTAGCAGTAAGACCGATATGTACCGAATTACTGTACTTTTTAAACACTTTATCCCATTGGTTCGCAGCCAGATGTTGTGATTCATCCCAAAATACTACATCAGGAATAGGTATATCATCAACACGGTTAACCAATGTATTAATACTAGCAATTTGTATTGGGTTTTTTTCAGTATATCTTTTCCCACCTTGTATGAAAGAAGCTTGTAAATCATGGCTTAAAAATGTATTTGAAGTTTGCGATATAAGCTCACGTCTATGACAAATAAATGTAGAAGTTTTACCTTTAACGTAACACCTTTGTGCCAAATCAGAAGATATAGCCGTTTTACCTCCTCCAGTTGGTAGAACAAGTAAAACACGCTTATTACCACCTTTTAATGAGGAAATAATGCCTTCTATAGCTTTCTTTTGATAATCTCTAAGTATGAACTTCATAACTTCTCCAATTAAAATTTTGGTATTTCAATACTTAACTCGTTAGCCAATAAGGTAAGTTTTTCGTGGTATTTATAAGGTATATATCCACCACAACCTGTTGGCTTTTTAAACTTCCACATATTAATAGTGCTACGAGGAACTCCTATTCTACTTGATAGCTTTGAAGCACCACCAAGTAGATTTATTATAATTACTGCATTACCCATATTTTCTCCTAAAACGGTATATCAGAGTCACACTCTGCTTGTGCTGTATTAACGCTCATGTCAACATCTTGCTTAGTTACTTCAGCCTTGGTTACGTTTTCTTGGTAGCCTTTATTATCACCGCCTTTACTTCCAAGCATTTCCATTTTGCCGCCAAAATCAATAACAACTTCTGTTGAATATCTATCTTGACCTTCTTTGTCTTGCCACTTGCGAGTTTGTAACTTACCCCTGAAATATAATTTATCACCTTTATTTACATACTTCTGAACCACGTCTGCAAGCTTACCAAATACGACAACTTTATGCCATTCAGTTTTTTCTTGTTGTTCACCTTGTTTGTTTTTCCATCTTTCAGAAGTAGCAAGTGATATATTAGCAATATTATCACCAGATGTTGTTTTTCTGATTTCAGGGTCTTGTCCTACGTTTCCTACTAGTGTTACTTCGTTAGCCATTTTATTTATTCTCCTAAACATTAATTTTAATTCTTTTAATTCCAAAATCTTTTAGCTTTATTTTGCACATTCTAAGGTCTTGATGATGAAAAACTATACCCTCTATATCTTTACCAGTTAGCCATGCTTTTAATCCAACAAAATCTCTTGGTGGCTGGTCTTTAAACACAAGTATTTTACTATTATGAAATACTAATTGATGTTTTTCATACCCCTCAATACCACCTTGCGATTTTTTACCTACTAATTCACATGTTCCATCTATAATTTCAGTATTATGAAAAGCTTCCTTGAAATACTTGTCTTCTTTTTCTTTGAAATCAACCTTTAACCAACCAATCCTTTTGCCAGTTTTTTCGTCTATATTAATTTCTATAAATCCTAAAGGTGCAACTTTATTCTTTTTAACTTCACGCCTCTTATATAAGATTCCATTTTCAACCATTGCACACATACCATCTAACTTTCTAGTTGCAACCCCCTCACCTTTAAATACCCATAGGCATTCTTCATTTTGAATATCTAAAACTTTACTTCTATCACCATTCCAATCACGTTGAAACATTGTTGGTACTTTTTTCATATCTATATCCTTATACGTTTGATTTAATTTTTACTGTGTTCCTGTCACCTGTGTTATTATTTTCATCCATTTATTTATCTCCTCTTAATTTTTTAATTTCATTCCAGTTTGCAGTTGCAATAGCTTTATCTTCAGCAGATAGTTTTGCACCCCACTCTTTAACATCTTTAGCCTTAACTCCATCTTTAATTATTTCAGCTTTATCACGACCTTTAGGTAGCAATTTAACTGTATAAGGCTTTTTGCTTTTACTACTAGCTGTAAGTGAAATAGTAAACGAAGATTTTATATCTGACATGTGGCTAATTCTAATTCCACCCACATTCTGACCTGCATATTTAACAGTGTCATCTCTGAATAACGTCATTGATTTACCAATATACTTATTACCATCACTCCCCCAAGCATTAACCATAACTCTTCTCATTGACTTGCATGGTTTCCACGGTTTGCCATTATCATTATTATAATGTATAGCAACTGGTTGGTCGCCTGCTAGTAATTTAAGTTCTGTTATTGTAATATTGATTGAACCTGCAAATAAGTCATCAGCATTAAGTTGGTCTGATTTTGCTTCAATGGTTTTTGTTAAGTCTTTCATAATGTTATCTCCTCTTCAATTGTTCGTTCTGTTAAAATGGTTTTGTGAGATTTTATGTTCTCATGGAAGTTGTTAATAATATTTTCTACGTCTTTATTAAATAACTTAACAGCCTCTAATATAATTCCTTGCTTTTCTTGGTCTTCTTCAACCCTAATAACAGCCATAGGTAAACCGCCGCTATATTGAATATAGTCAATCCACTTTCTTCCAGATACAAGCATTGCAGTATGTATTTGAATATCATGGTCTGAAGGAACTTCCCAATTTGCTATAGTTTGTATTTGGTATTTTTGCAATCTTGATTTTATCTCAATTAAACCTTCTTCTCCCACCAATCCGTCAGGTGAATATCCTAAATCAAAACCGTGTTCGCTATTAACAATAAAACCAACCTCTTTAACTTCTGCAAAATTATCGTTATATAAATTACGTGCAATAACTTCGTCTGCACAGCCACGCAACATATCATCATTAATATATGAAGGCTCAACATAATTAGTAATACGCTGTGCAGCCATTTCAAATGCATGAGTTTTGGTTTTGGCATTATTAGCAATCTTATATTTAGGCGTAATAATGTTCTTCATTTCACTTGCTGTAATAACTCCACAACGAGCCTTGAACCATTCTTCGCTACCTTGTGTCATTTTATCAAATACTTTTATTTTCATGTTTATTTCCTAATTAATTCGTACACTGTATAAACCACTATACGCATTTTAAAAACCTTGTCAACATAAATATGTTTGGTTTCCAAACTTTTTTCTATTGACTAATGAAACTAATAGATATAACCTAGGTTGAACAATAACAAACAAACACGTAAAAATGGCGTGTTATATGAATAAGGGCTATAATATGAGATACAATGTAAACGAAATAATATCTAATAATCCATTAGAAGTTATTATATCTAAGTATACCAATCTAAAGAAAAACGGCTCTGAATTTGTCGGGATATGTCCGTTTCACGATGAACGTACTCCTTCCTTTCAGGTAGTGCCAAATAAGGGGTTTTTTTACTGTCAAGGTTGTGGTTCTGGAGGAGATGTAATTGCATTTATTAGAAAAATACATAACTCTTCTTTTTGTGAAGCCTGTGAAATCCTAAATGGTAAAACTACAAATACAAAAGTAACAAAATTAGCAATAGCACACAAAGATATATATGAAGATTATAAAATAATTGGCGGTTTAATAGATATAAAGCCTTGTAAAAAAATAAAAATATACAACATAAAACAAGGTAAATTTAAGCACTATAATCCATTAAATGTTTACCAATATTATAATAAAGATATGAAAACAGTTGGTTATGTGTTTAGATTATTAATTAATGGTAATAAGATTACTCCTACAGTTCAGAATGTTATTGATAAAAAGGGTGATATTTTTCCTGCTTTAATTCCTTTTAGTAAGCCTACCTGTTTATATGGCATGGAAACATTAAAAAGCGAAGGAACAATATTTGTTGTAGAGGG